GAAAACGGTGTTGAAGTTGATAGAGTATATCAAGACAATAAAGTTAAGATTGATTGGTTCAAACTTAATGTAGGTATAGCACAGGACCCATACTATGAATGATAGAATTAAAGAACTTGCTCTTGATGCTGGCATAGGATTTACACTTTGGGACGATAGTGGCAGAGAAATGATAGACAACTATACTCCAGAAGAACAATTAGAGAAGTTCGCCGAGTTGATTGTGAGAGAATGTTTGGATAATTGTATGGCCGCTAATGATCGAGATAGAATTAGAGAACATTTTGGAGTTGAAGAATGAACTTGAAAGGCCCTAGAGCTGAAGCAATAGCTAAGGGTGAGCTTACTTATTTTACAGGTAAGCCTTGTAAGCACGGACATTTATCTCCTAGACAGACATCTAATAGTATTTGTATCCAATGCGGCAAAGAGATTTATATGCCAAAGGATAGAGAAAATTATAGATATAAAAATACATTCTACAGGCAATTTTTGACTAGAAAACAAGTCGCAATCCGTAATAATATTCCATTTACTATTGAATTTTCACAAATAGAACAGCCTACACATTGCCCTATATTAGGATCTGTGTTAAACTACGGTTGGAGTGGGGAAGGACGACGAGATAACAATAAAGCTACAATTGATAAAGTAATTCCAGAATTAGGGTATGTTCCTGGGAATGTTTATGTTATTAGTTGGAGAGCTAACAAATTAAAAAGCGACGTGTCTCTAGTAGAATTAGAAAAAATTATGAAATATATAAAGGAAAAAACAAATGGCAACTAAGGCTTTTGATCTAAGTAAATTTAGAAAGACCTTGACCAAGTCAATTGACGGTCTTGGTGTTGGATTTAATGATCCAACAGATTGGGTTAGTACAGGCAATTACACGCTTAACTATCTAATCAGTGGAGATTTTAACAAAGGTATTCCCTTAGGTAAAGTCACTGTGTTTGCTGGAGAATCAGGTGCAGGTAAATCGTTTATCTGTTCAGGTAATCTAGTACGCAATGCACAAGAGCAAGGCATTTATGTTATCTTAATTGACTCAGAAAATGCGCTCGATGAAGCATGGTTACACGCACTCGGTGTAGATACTAGTGAAGAAAAACTTCTCAAACTCAACATGGCAATGATTGATGATGTGGCTAGAACTATCCACGAATTCATGAAAGAGTATAAAGAAATGGCAGAACGTCCTAAGGTCTTATTTGTCATAGATTCATTGGGTATGTTGCTTACTCCTACCGATATTAACCAGTTTGAAGCAGGCGATTTGAAAGGTGACATGGGCCGTAAACCTAAAGCACTTACCGCACTTGTTCGTAATTGTGTTAATATGTTTGGTAGTTATAATGTAGGTATGGTTTGTACAAATCACACATACGCAAGCCAAGACATGTTCGACCCAGATGATAAAATTTCAGGCGGACAAGGATTTGTCTACGCAAGTAGTATCGTAGTCGCCATGAAGAAATTAAAGTTGAAAGAAGACGAAGACGGCAACAAAGTGTCAGATGTAATGGGTATTCGTGCATCATGTAAAATTATGAAAACTCGTTATAGTAAGCCGTTTGAAACTGTACAAATTAAGATTCCATATGAAACAGGTATGAATCCTTATAGTGGTATGGTCGACATGTGCGAAAAAGCAGGTATTCTAAAACAAGAAGGCAACAGACTCAAATGGGTTGATCCAGAGACTGGTGAAGAATTCAAATTCTATAGAAAAGAATGGAAAGATGATAAATTAGATATGATTATGGCAAAATTCCATATCAAACCTATAACTACAACAACAATCATTCCTGAGGAGACAGTAGAAGATGCTGAATGAACAACAAATTGGTGATGTCTGGGTATTATTTTCCGACTATATTGATAAGAAACAAATAGAAGCAGTAGCAGAACGCTATGTTGACTTGCTAGCAGATTTTGGTGTTACTGATCGTACACTACAACATGCTGGCGGTGTTGATCCAGTACTTGATCAAGCTATTGCATATTATCTTGATGAAGAAAGCAACCAAGACGAAGACGACACCGATGAATTGGAGTTTTAATGGGCTGGTATGCTGAGATAGCTAAAGATATTTCTAATATTCCCGATGCAGTAGCTTACTTCGAAAGTGAATTACTCGAAGCCAAGCAAGAAATTAAATTAATTGGAAATTTAGAAAAACAATCGGCTGGATTGCCGGGTGTAGTTGAACACAGATTTGGACAACTGCAAGAAATCGAAGCAATCTTAGAATACCTTAACATTGAATTACGAAGATTAAAAAGTAGTTTCTTTAGAAAGTATTTAGAAAACTATCAACGAGCGTTAAGCTCAAGAGATTGTGAAAAATTTGTCGATGGTGAGGCAGATGTAGTTGATATGGAAAAAATTATCAACGAATTTGCCTTACTTCGCAATAAATGGCTAGGTATTACTAAAGGGCTAGATCAGAAACAATGGCAAATTACTAACATTGTAAAATTACGTGTAGCAGGTATGGAAGACGCAAGTTTATAAAACTAATTTCGCCAAAAAGATGACTGTAGGCCTTAAATAAAATTGAGGCCTATTTTTATCTGGTTGACAATGATAAAAAGTGTGTGTATACTAACAAAATAATGACAATAGATAATTTACTAACGCTAATTCTAACAACAAACCTTGAGCTTGTCAAAAAAAATCTGCCTAGTAAAGATTTTAAAGTGTTAAAAAGTATAGGACATGCAATTTCAACTCCGGAATACATAACATTAAATCAAGGTAGCTTAATAGTTAAAATTCTTGAAAAACATATCAATTATTTTGAACCAATGTTTGAAACTATTAGAGCATCGTTGGCAAATCCAGCATGGAATAAACCATTTCGAATCATAGAAAAGAAACGTAGCCTAAGAATTGGAAGTGATCCCTACGGTGAGCAAAAATTAATCATAGAATTCACCTATAGTGCAGATATACGCAAAAGTATGGGGGCTCTAGAAAAAAAATTATCCAATATGCGTTCGTCATCAAATGGAAAAAATCACTTTATTGACCTCACTGAAAAAAATATTGTCACTGTAATTGAAGAAATTGATCACTTGGGCTTTGACATTGACGAAACCATAAAAAACTGGTATGAAACCATAAAATCTTGGTCGAAGCGTGAAGTAGTGAGTCAGTTGATGTTTAACTCAGATACCAATGATACCTTCCAACGCTTAGTCAAACAAGAACTACAGGTCAATGAACTTACTGATCAACTACTAATCGAAGACCGTAGTGTACGCTATCAATATTTTACCGAAAAATCCGAAAAAATTCCAGAAAATTTGATCGAGATGATATCAGCTAGAACCAGTCCGTTTTGTTGGGTAAATCGAAAAGAGGTTGGCATTGGCGAAATTTTCAAAAGTTTGATAGAATTAAAAAGATTCCCAGTAATGGTAGTATTCGACGGATATGACGGAAATCGCTGTCTTGCAGATTTGAGGAATTTTTCGGAAAATTTGGAAAAAAATGGTATTTTTGAGAATGTAGGGGTTTACTTCAGACTTGAAAATAATGAGCAAGGTAGAGAATTTAATCAGTTAGTCAGGGATAAAAAATATAATTCTCGTCTTGACGAAACAACAAATGTAGTGGCAATACAAAATGGCAAAATTCCGAAATTTTTCCTGAAAAATTCATGGTATCCAAAGAGTATCATTGCTATCGGCAATAGCTTAAAGAACAGCAAGACTGCGGTATATGCTAATTCATGTGACTTAGTTATCAACTATACCGAACAACAGCCTATAGTTCATGAGAGGTTGCTATGGCTGTAAGATTAGTGATAAAAGATGAGGTCAATATTAAGTTAGAGAACCTCCCACTTGATGCTCGTAAGAAATTAGCCGCTTCATTCAAATATGAAATCCCATACGCTCGATACCACCCGGCCTTTAAATTAGGTCGTTGGGATGGCATGGTTAGCCTCTTTGGTTTAGGTGGTAATGGATACCTAAATCAAATGGAAAAAATCCTGGAAATTTTAGGGAAGTTAGGTATTCAGATTGAAGAAATTGATGATCTCAGAAACAAACATAATTTGTCATTTACTAAGGTAACCGAAACATATTGGGCTGATCAAGGTAAGGTTTGGCCGAAAGGCCATCCACAAGAAGGTCAACCTATTATGCTACGAGATTACCAGGTTGATGCTATTAACAACTTCCTTGAAAATCCACAGAGCCTCCAAGAAATTGCCACCGGCGCGGGTAAGACAATTACCACGGCAACACTGTCACAACTATGTGAAAAGATAGGAAGAACGATTGTCATCGTACCAAACAAAAGTTTAGTTGAACAAACCGAAGAAGACTTTATCGCAGTCGATTTAGATGTAGGGGTTTACTATGGAGACCGAAAAGATCTCAATAAAACACATACCATATGCACTTGGCAAAGTTTGAATATTCTAGATAAAAAGAGTAAAAATCACGAACAAGACATCGTATCATTAGCTGAATTTCTCGATGGCGTTAAGGCCATCATTGTTGACGAAGTTCACCAGGCAAAAGCAGAAGTATTAAAAAATCTACTTACACAAAACATGTGTAATGCACCAATTCGTTGGGGATTAACCGGTACTGTACCTAAAGAAAAGTTTGAAAGCGAAAGTATATTTGCATCAATTGGACCGGTAGTAGGCGGAATTAAAGCACATGAATTACAAGAAAAAGGTGTACTATCGAATTGCCATGTAAATGTAACACAGCTAATTGATCTAAAAGAATTTACCAGCTATGCTGAGGAATTAAAATATCTTGTTACAGACGAAGATCGTATGATTTATATCAGCAAATTAATCAAGGCAGTTAGTCAATCAGGTAACACCCTAGTACTAGTCAACAGAATTGATTCTGGTAAATTTTTAGTAAATGAATTAGAGGATGCAGTTTTTATTTCAGGAGAAGTAAAAACTAAGGATAGAAAAGATGAATATGATGAAATTAAAACAAGCGATAATAAAATTATTGTCGCAACCTATGGCGTCGCGGCTGTCGGTATTAATATTCCTCGTATCTTTAATTTGGTATTGTTGGAGCCTGGTAAATCGTTTGTTAGAGTAATACAAAGTATTGGCCGAGGTATTCGTAAAGCAGAGGACAAAGACTTTGTCCAGATATGGGATATTACCAGTACCTGTAAGTACGCAAAACGTCATCTTACAGAAAGAAAGAAATTTTATAAAGAAGCCAAGTATCCATTTACTATTGAAAAAACGGATTGGGCAAAATAATGAATTATTACGTGCCCGCTACTATTATCGATGATTTCTTTGAGGATCCCATGGCTGTAAGAGAATTTGCTCTACAGCAGGAATATCATAACGAATCGGGCGGAAGATGGCCGGGGAAACGGTCTGGGCTACTTCACGAAATCAATCCAGAATTATTTAAATTAGTGGTTGACAAAGTGATAAGAATATATTATCCTAATGAAGAACTATTCCAGCACTTCACTACTATGTCTTTTCAACTAATTGATAAATCATTCGGTGAGGGATGGGTACACTGCGATATAGATTCACTAGTTACCGGAATAATTTACTTAAATCCTAATAATACACAATCATCAGGCACTAGCTTATATACAGCAAAAACTCCAGGCGCAAGACCAATACATCTAGAAACAAAAGAAAATTTTTATAAAGGCTCCGTAGCAAATGCTGACGCCGAAAGAATTGAAAGTAATAGTCAGTTCGAAGAGACTGTTACAGTAAAAAACAAATTTAACAGATTATTTCTGTTTGATTCTCACATATACCATGCGGCCCATGAATACACCGGAGACAGCCTAGAAACTGATCGGTTGACTCTGGTATTCTTTATTAATAGATTGGCTATTAACAAATACCCGCTGGAAAGAGTGAGAACATTATCCTAAGGAATTACGAGTATTATGCAGATTTTAACACTAGACAACATATCATTTTCGCTAAACAATCTACCAGATGAAGTAGACGATAGCACACGCTTTGCGGTATTAGACAATTCCGATCCTAAGGATCCGGACTTCTTTTTCATGCCGTTAATCTTCTTGGAATCATTTAACGCACCAGCAATGGTTCTACGTATCGGCGAAAATGAAGTAACAATGCCTATTGATTGGTGTATCGCAGTAGGTGATAGCACTAGTGCATGCGATATCGAAATATTGCCGCTAACTAGCATAAATGATCGAGGATTTGAGGCATTGTGTTTTAATCCGCTGAGTAGTTTTAGAGTAGAATTCCAGAAAATTGAAATCGTAAATTTCTATAATGATGTCAAGTGGTATTTTCCTAAAATGAAAAATGGACAGTTGCTAGCAGTACCCACTTCAAAAAAAGAAAAACCGGATTGCGTATATTTTGTCAAAGAAATTAGCCGCCAAAACGAAATTATTGATCTAAGTAAGATACTATGAACGAAGTAATTGTTATTGACGATGTGATTCCTAAGGAAGATCAAATTAAGTTATTTGAGTTGATGAGTCAAAACACATTGCCTTATCAATATAATAGATCAACAGTAGTTGATGCATCTGCATTACCAAAAACCGATCGCATTATTGATAGTTCTATGCTGGTCAATGTGGTCGTTTTTAATGAATTTACCAGCCCACTATTAAAAGAATTTATTCCGATAATTTCGGCTATACCGGTTAAAATTAAACAGTTGCTTCGTATAAAAGTAAACATCACGTATCAACATTTGCAATCAAGAGAAGATACGTTCAATGTGCCTCATGTAGACTATGATGGACTTGATAACCTAGTGACTGCCATTTATTATCTAAACGATAGCGATGGCGATACTTATATTTTTGACCAAGATCGAAATTATAAAGGCGACGATTTAACAATCAAAAAACAAGTAGCACCAAAACAAGGACGACTAGTAGTGTTTAGTGGAGATTTATTACACTCCGGAAATAATCCAAGATTATATGAAAATCGAATGGTCGTAAACATTAATTTTGTAGCGATGAAGGACTAGTTATGGGCAGTCTTAAACCTGGAGCAACTTACATACATGAACGTGTAGATAATGTAATCTATGCTAGAGAGATAGGTGCTGATCCTAGCACGAGGCAAGCAGTTGGTTGGGACTATGATCCCGGAAATCCATTGTTTGATCCAAGAACAGAAGGTAAAAAAGAATTAGATGATCATAATCTTTGGATTAAGATCAGGTTAGCCGGAAAGAAGAATCCGGCCTTGCAAAAAGCTATAGAAAATGTTATACTAATTTATAAATTGAGTGAGGAAAAACTATAATGGCATTAAAAGTTGCGTATTTTCAACCAGTGGTAATGGCTGTAGATGATGTGCCGCCACAGACATTTAGTCAAATATTCAGCCTAGCTGAAAACCTGCACGCTCATCCAGAATTAAATGACGAAGGCAATCCTACTATCAGTATCCGCGGGGGACAACAGATACAAGTATACCCAAATGACTTAGGCTTAGATGTTTCTTGGTTAGTACAGTTCTTAGAAGAATCCTGCCAAGGATATATGGATCTAGTTACTGTACAAAGTGGTGCAGAAGAACTAAAAATGTGCAAACCTGTGGTAACCAGTATTTGGACTATCCGTCAAGGGCCAGGAGATTATCAAGAAATGCATAGTCACCCAGGCGGCAACCTTAGCGGAAACATTTATATTAATGCTCCGGAAATTGAAGAAGACTCCCCTAAGTCAGACGGGCAAGTTTTATTTAGATTACCGCAAACAAAAGACATCACTAAATTTATCATGAATGATACAATGAAACTAACTCCGCAAGTTGGTGCTATGGTGATGTTTCCGAGCTATGTTGGACATACTGTTTATCCATGGAAGGGCACAGGCTATAGGACTGTGATGGCATTTGATGCTATACTAAGGCCTAAAGATGAGTGAAAAGATTGAACTAAAAGAAAAGATTCTAGCTGTTGATCAAAACATGCGAGAACTGTGGGATGCCATGGACTCTGATCAACAAAAAGCACTTAAGAATGAATTCTTTATTCTCAATAGATATATCAGTAATGCCCAAGGCGAAAAGCGTGAAATACAGGAGCACTTCGTGTTAGCAGTCAATGAATATTTTAATAAGCATTGGGCTGTTTTACAAAAACATCCTAAGCTCATGTGGTATTTGTTATGTATGTGCAACTATGATGGTAATAAAAAGTTTTTCCATCAATGGATTGGCAATAAGAAAAAAACAGGTGGAAACACTAAAAAAGTAAAGTTACTAGCAGAGTTTTATCCAGATAAAAAAGAAGACGAGATCGATTTAATGAGTCAGCTGATGACAGACAAAGAAGTAAAGGACCTTGCTCGTCAGCACGGTATGGATGAGGCTACGATTGCTAAAAAATTAAAATAATGGCACTAGTAGAACAACCATTTATTTGTCAGCATTGTAACAAAGGGTTTATGCAAGAAAAAACCCTAATAGTTCATGTATGCGAACAAAAGCGTAGATACTTAGCTCGCGGCGAAAAACATGTAGTGTTAGGATACGGTACTTATAATCAATTCTATAAACAAAGTCAAAATAATAAAGGTAACAAAACCTACGAAGAATTTGCCAAGAGTCCTTACTATAATGCATTTGTTAAGTTTGGCAGCTTTGTTAGTAATGTTAATCCCTTATACCCTGAGAAATTTATCGATTATGTAGTTACATCGGGTGTTAAATTAGATCACTGGTGCCGTGACGAATTATACGACAAATATGTTGTAGACTTAATTAAGAAAGAACCTGTAGAGGTGGCGCTAGAAAGAAGCATAGTTCATATGCAAAATTGGGCTGATGATAATCAAGCACAGTGGAACCACTATTTTTTATATGTTAGTCTAAGTCGTGCTACGTTTGATATCAGAGATGGCAAAATTAGTCCGTGGCTTGTTTTAAATAGTGTCACAGGGCGAGACATGCTAAAGAAGTTTAACGACGAACAATTAACTGCAATTGGTGCAATTATGGATGTGCCATTTTGGATGAACAAATTTAAAAAATTACCTGCCGATACTGAGCTGGTCAAGCAGATTGTAAAGGAATCAAACATATGAACATTACTCCGGAAGACTGGGAAGGTAAGGTTGAATTAAAGATGGAGATCATCGTTAGCGAAGACGATGAGCCTACTGTGTATGTCAAATTCACTGGATTTGAAAATATGGAAGAGGCAGATACCTATGCCGATTATCTACAGGATAATTTGCCATTTTTGCTTTATGAATCTAATCAGAGACACTAATGCCAGATATTGATATTGATTTCTTAGACCGTACAAAACCACTAGACTTGATTAAACATGTCACGGCTGCCAACGGAGATAAAAAACATAATACCGGTGTGTACGTACAGAGTATTCCTTATAATCCGTTAACTGGTCTAAGTACAATAGATTACAAAGATGCTGAAGATAGAGGTTATTTTAAAATAGATTTCTTAAATGTTGGCGTCTATGATGGTGTTCAAGATCGAGCACATTTACAAAAATTAATGGACACAGAACCACTATGGGACCTTTTACAAAACGAAGAATTCGTGAACTTACTCTTTCACGTCAACGGGCACAGTACTATATTGAAACAAATGATGCCACGTTCGGTGGAACAACTAGCCGCAGTTTTAGCAGTGATTCGCCCGGCCAAAAGATATCTATTAGGGAAAGACTGGACTACGGTAATGACAGAGGTTTGGACAAAACCAGAGAAAGATGAGTATTATTTTAAGAAGGCCCACGCAATAGCGTATGCAATGGCTATTGTAGTTCAAATGAATTTAATTTGTGAAACAGCTAGTCTCGATTCTTAGGATTTCGCACTAGTTGTACTGATTTACGTTTGACTCGTTTAAGTGTAAGATTCATTAGGTTAACTACAGGTCCAAGAATTACACGAACATCTTTGCTGTTAAAAGTTTTGATAGCATAATGAAAAGGTTGTATTTGCTCTCTGCAGAAAATAGATATAGGAAATTGGCGATTTGATTCCCACCACCAAATTTCGCCTATTTTTAAGAACGCTGTCTTTTCATCCGGAGTTTTTAGAGCATTAAGATCGTAGAAGCTGGTTACGTACTGATCTTGGTTGATTATGATACCTATGTATTCGTGTTCGCCGTAGTTAAGCACTGAAATAAAGGGTAAATTTTGTTCTACGTCGTCTCTTAGTTTTGCCATAAATATAGTAAAGGTTAATGCCCAATGCAAAAAATCCAAAGTTATTTATATCCAAACAGAGTCACTGTTATTGCAGATTTGGCAGCTTTCACAACGGAGTATAGAAAAGTGTACGCACGAACAATGAAAATATATGGCGGGTTAGATAACACCGTTCAATTCGAAATCCTCAATACAGATCAGAAGAGATTGGATCTTAGCCTGTACACTAATCTTCGTTTGAACATTATGGATTACAACAACAATGCTGTTCTTAATTATGCAGTAACTCCTACTGCTACACAGGGAATTGCCACTGCAACAATTTTAAATTCCGATCTCGCTAGCCTAAATTTAGATTTGCAAAGTTTCAAGTATTCCTTAACAGGACAAACTGTTACTGGAGGCAATCCTGTTATTTTCTACGTTGATACGCAATTTAATGCTATCGGTACTATGCAACTTGCCGGTGAACTATTACCAACAACTAGAGCTCCAAGATCATTTAATGACTTCACTGCTGAAATTGATCTTAACGGATTTCCAATATATCACGGTAGTGCTATTCCTGCCAAGTTCTATGAAGCTGTGCCAACTACCATGTTAGATTTCGCAATTCATGTTGAAAATTTCATAGGATCTGTTTGGTTAGATGCTACAACACAAGATACGATTTCTGTTGAAAGTTGGCGAAATGCAGGACGTCCGTTTGGTAGCTGGTCATCAGATACCCCATATACCGGCACTATTCCATATGCTCTAACTGTACCTGTTGGTAACTATGCTTATTTTAGAGTTAGTTACAAATCAACAATAACTATGGGCACAGGTGCGGTATTTAATATAACCAAAGCGGGTGGAGTGTATACCGGTGTTACCGTAGTCACAGGTGGTACCGGCTACGGTATCGGCGGGTTCATCAATGTTCCGGGTAGCCAATTGGGCGGAGTTGACGGCACCAATGATGCCCTACTCGAAATCCAGGGTGTGAATGGATACGGCTCAAGTTATACTGTTAGCGGTGTATTATCGGCCACTGTCTTATCAGGCACAGCATCAGCTGGTTCTGCTACTTACCAAGTTTCGGGCATAAATTACTCCGGACTAGTTGACTCTGTAACTGTTTCGTAGTATAATTAGGCTATGGGCCTAATCACAGATACCGTACTAGCACATTTACCTGGTAAGAAAAAAACAACTCCAAGTGGTTGGATAAGTTTCAATGCCCCTTGCTGTGATGACAAAAGGCAACGAGGCGGATTGATTATCAATAATGGTACTGCCGTTAGCTATCACTGTTTCAACTGTCAATTCAAAGCTAGTTGGCAACCAGGTCGCACACTTAGCCAAAAAATGCGTAAGTTCATGCGATTGTTAAACATGAGTGATGATACTATTTCAAAGCTCGGTTTAGAAGCACTTAGGCTTAATGAAGAAGCAACACAGGGTACAACTATTGTTACCTTGCCAAAGTTTGAAACTAGAGCATTACCTCCGGATAGTGCAATGATGGATACATTTAATAATCTAGATTCAAAATTAATAGATGCCATGGGCTATCTTGCTGATCGTAGGCTGTTCTTAGATGATTATGATTTTTATTGGACTCCTAAAGTTGGATTCAGCAACAGAGTTATTATTCCGTTTTATTATCAAGGACAACTAGTAGGTTATACTGCACGTGCAGTTAATGATGCTAAACCTAAATATATTTCAGAACAACAGCCTGGATTTGTGTTTAATCTAGATGGACAAGATGATGATCGAGAATTCGTGATTGTTTGTGAAGGCCCGTTTGATGCGATAAGTATTGACGGCTGTGCATTGCTAGGCGCTGAAATTAAAGAAGCACAAAATCTATTGCTTAAACAATTAGGTAAAGAACTAGTACTAGTTCCAGATAGAGATCATGAAGGCCCTAAAACTGTAGAGCATGCATTAGAGTTTGGGTGGTCAGTTAGCATGCCTGATTGGCCCGAGGGCATTAAAGACGTTAATGATGCAGTAGTAAAATTAGGCAGATTGACTACACTATGGTTGATTGCCTCAGCAAAAGAATCAAATAGTTTAAAGATTAAGTTAAGAGCAAAATCTTGGTTTAAGGATATCAATGAATAAATTAATCAATTTTTTAAAAAAACCTATAAGATGGTGGCGTGATCGTCAAGCGTTCAAAAAACGTATTCAAGAATTACGCAAACGTGATCCATTCATTTACAAATGATATATTGGGGAGTCAACGCACTTAATCACGGGCATAGTCTTGCCGTCTTTAAGGATGGCCAATTTATCGATAACTATGTCGGCGCAGGTGACGAACTGTCCAGCGATACCACTGTCAAGGCACTAGGACTTGGTAGTCCTGATCGTATTTTTTGGTACGAACGTCCTTGGATTAAGAAAGCAAGACAACTGTACGCAGGACAATATCGCACTGTGTTTAACATGGATGTACTGCCAAAACGCCACCTAGCACAGTTTAAATATGCACCAGTCACATACACTCCGCATCATGCTAGTCATGCTGCCGCCGGTTACTATACTAGTCCGTTTGACGAATGTGCTGTTGTAGTTTTAGATGCTATTGGTGAATTTGAATGTGCTACTATTTGGCATGGAAAATCTGGAAAATTAAAGAAAGTATGGAGTCGAGGTTATCCACATAGTTTAGGATTATTCTATTCGGCATTTACACAATTTGTCGGTCTAACACCAATCAAAGATGAGCACCTGCTACAAAAGATGGCTGCACAAGGTAACGGTACTAGATTTTTATCCTACATTAGAAGTTATTTTAACGCAGGCGAAATATTAGATCTAAACACTAATTTTCATCGCGGAGTAGAATTTTGGGACTTAGATCAATTAACAACACTACAAGAACAATGCGATTTAGCAGCCGCAGTACAGATAGTGTTTGAGGAACAAGTAAATGTGATTATGCAAACTGCTAAGAGATTAACAGGGTCAAATAACCTAGTCTATATGGGCGGTTGTGCTATGAATAGTGAAGCTAATAAACGAATAGTTACTTCTATTTTTGAGCATCGCTGGAGTTTGCCAAATCCCGGAGATCCTAGCTCGAGCATAGGTGCAGTTCTGTATCACACAAAAGAAAAGATTAAGTGGACTGGCCCAACCGCCAAACATATTGAAATTAACATATAAAAAGCGTATAATATAGACTATGGCTGAAAGTAAAGATTACGGATACGATATACAAAAAATTTATTTGGAAATGATGCTGGCCGATGCGGCTACATTTGCACGTTGCCAAAGTATTTTTGATAGTAGTCTATTTGATCGACGACTACAAACGGCTGCTGACTTTATCAACAAGTATGTAGAAGATCATAATGTTGTTCCTACAGAAGAGATTATTAATGCCGCAACCGGCAGCAATTTTAAGGTACCAGTTGATCTGCGTGAAGAACATTTTGATTGGCTATTGGGCGACTTTGAAACATTTATTCGACACAAAGGACTAGAGCGAGCCATTCTAGAATCGGCAGACATGCTGGAAAAAGGTGAGTATGGTCCAGTAGAAGAAATGATTAAAAAAGCGGTGCAAGTTGGATTACAAAAGGATTTAGGTACTGATTACTTTTTAGATCCGCGTGCTCGACTAATGAAAATTAAAGATAATAATGGACAAGTATCCACTGGTTGGAAGGCGATGGATGACAAATTGTTCGGTGGTATGAACCGCGGTGAGTTGAATATTTTTGCCGGTGGCTCGGGCGCAGGAAAATCACTATTTTTAGCAAATTTAGGTATCAATTGGGCACTTGCAGGATTGAACGTAGTCTATCTAACATTAGAACTTTCGGAAGAACTTGTGTCAATGCGTATGGATGCTATGCTGACTGGTATGGCCACTAAAGAGATTTTTAAGAACATTGACGATGTTGAAATGAAGGTCAAAGTGATCGGTAAAAAATCCGGTACTTACCAGGTAAAATACATGCCCTCTGGTAAAACTGCCAATGACATTCGTAGCTACTTGAAAGAGTATGAAATTAAAATGGATCGAAAAGTTGACGTGTTGCTAGTTGACTATTTGGATTTGTTGATGCCGATCAGTAAGAAAATTAGCCCGGCAGACTTGTTTATTAAAGACAAGTATGTCAGTGAAGAATTGCGTAATCTAGCAGTTGAAAAGGGTTGTGTATTTGTAACTGCGGCACAGTTAAACCGTGGTGCTGTTGAAGAAGTAGAATTTGATCACAGTCACATTTCAGGCGGATTGAGTAAGATTCAAACTGCTGACAACGTATTTGGTATCTTTACTAGCCGTGCTATGCGTGAGCGTGGACGCTATCAAATTCAGTTAATGAAAACACGTAGTAGTAGCGGTGTTGGTATGAAAATTGATCTAGAATTTAACATTGACAGTTTGCGTATCAGCGATCTAACTGAAGAGGAAGGCTATGGTAATCACAATAGTCAATCAGCAGGTAGCACGTTATTGAACTCAATTAAACAACGTAGCAATGTTCAATCACAGGAAGATCCAATGGATGGTGCCGCAGTTCCTAAAGTTCGAGCACAAGTAGAAAGTTCAAAATTACGAGAACTACTCAATAATTTACCTAGTGATGACCTAGTTTAAGCGTTAAAAGATAAATACGCATATAATAGGAAATCACCGTGGAACTGTTTCACCTTAAAGACCAAAACGATCCGTTGACTAGAGTCATCAAAGATGACCCTGTGCGTCCGCATATTCCACTAAGTCAGCGTATTAATGAAACTGCTGAAATTCTTATTCTCAAAGCCGGCGAAGAAATACTAGCTGCTACCTGTTTACAATGGCTTAAAGAAATTCCCGAAACAGAGGAAGATCTACAAGCTATGGAAAAAACTAAAGATGTAGCAGTATTTTATACTATCTGGAGTTATAGCCCAGGTGCTGGTGCTACACTCCTAAAGAAGGCTGCTGAGTGGATTTTAGGTGAGCATAAAGATGTTAAAAATATTGTAACACTAAGTCCGCAAACAGAAATGGCTCGACGCTTCCATCTTAAAAACGGTGCTAGCATACACCGCGAAAATCCCACTTCAGTTAACTATAAGTATTACGGTAAAGAATAATAGCTAGATCCTTTTTTTGGTAAATACTACTAGACTTAGGATCCTTTATGACCGCACCAGTACGATCAATTAGATTAACGCAATATCACGCTACTGATCTTGATAAAAACTCCTTTACAATAGGGGAGATATTTTTCGACGTCGATACGTTCACCCTTAGGATTTATAACGGACAAACTACCGGTGGTGTACAATTATTAAGAAATGATCTTACTAACTTAAAAACTACAGCATTAAATCGTAATTTAAATCTTGGATCAGGAACTGCTACTGCTAGCACTGTCACAGCAACTACAGGGTTTTCTGGTAATTTAACAGGTAATGTTACTGGTAATTTAACAGGTAATGTTACTGGAAATGTTACTGGAAATATATCAGGTAATGCCGGTACTGCTAGTAAACTGGCTACTGCGGTTAATATCAACGGTGTAGCATTTGATGGATCTCAGAATATTACAATTACTGCGGCGGCTACTACTGTAGCAGCTTCTGGAATTACTGGAACAACACTTCCGGCAACTATTGTAACATCAAGCCTAACTTCAGTAGGTACGTTAGGTAGTTTAACCGTAACTGGTGCTATTAATGCTAACGGTGGAGTAGTTGGTAACGTTAAAGGTAATGTTAAATCTGCCAACACTAATAACACTGTATTGGATACCAGCGATGCAACTGCTTTGTTTACAGGTACAACAACAGGCAATGTGATAACTAGAAGTATCACAAGTCCAGTAGGTAGCAGCAGTGATATCACAATCAACCCAGACGGTTCTGGAAATACTATTTTTAGTCCGGGTACTGAAGTATTTTTTCAAGCTACTACAGCAAGCAGTACCTATACAACCGGATCTATTGTTATTTCAGGCGGCATAGGAGTTGCTGGAAATATCAACTCAAACGGAAGCATCTCAGTTGCTGGAAAAGTTACATTACCAAACTTGCCAACACTAAACACAGATGCAACAAACAAGAAATATGTCGATGCTAAAGCAGTAGCATTGGCCATTGGATTATCATAATAAGGAATTTGTAAATGTCAAAGCAGCTGATAAAAAACTATAAATTTGTACCAGGGTATGTACCTCCAAGTACAAGTTTGTACTCACAAACATATAATCTTTTATATGAAAACAGAAAGTTTATCATAGAAGAAGTTACAGCTTATATTAACTATAATACTGTTAATCTTATCGCTCCATTTGCCTATTACAACTATAACGCTGATAAATGTCGCCGAGATATGAGCTATGTAATTGACGCATATCTAAGCGATCTACGTCACGGCGGCAATAGACAAACAGTATTCATTGGTAGCAAATACTATGTAAACGGAGTGCTTCAAGTATCAGCTAGTGCTCCAGAGGTAGCTGCACATGTGTTCCTTAAAAACCTAGTTAATAACTACGTATTGCAAAATGTTAGATATTCAAGTTTACAATCAATATCGGCTCAAGTAATTGATCAAACCTGGACTCCAGAAACTAATGGTATTACTGCTCTAAACGCATTGATACAGATTATCATTAACGTGCTAGCACCAAATGGTAATCTTACATTACCTGCTGCAACTAGCAATCGTGGCTATGTTAAGTTCATTGGCTACTATCAGTTAAAAGATATTCTACTAATCACAAACACAACACAAAACATTGTACTATACAGTTTTGCTGACGCAACAAATCGTGCAGAAGCTACCTATAGTGCTGCCAACACTTCAGATCCGGATTTCCCAGCAGCAGTATATGGTAACGATACAGTTACAACTATAACATTTGACATTGATACTAGTCAGATGCTGCTAACAGATACTATTCAGATTTTTGTCGAAGGTAAATCACAAGAAGTTAGATTAAATCCAATTGCCACAGATGCAATGGAACGTATGAAGGTAGGTATTCCACAGTCTATGATCGACGCGGACTTTGAGTATGGCCTACAGCCTACTAAATGGCAAGCTATCTCATTGATGCGTAACTATCCTGCACAGTATGAAATTCCAGGTAGCGATCAGTCAGTTATTTCAGTGTATACAGATGCTTCAGCAGGCACAGGATATATCGGAGCCAGCCAAATCACAGTAACAACAGTTGCTAGTCATGGATTCTCAGTAGGCACAGTGTTTACTATTAAAGCATTGGCTAGTTCGATTTTAGGATTTAGCCGTGCTGAAGGAACATTTATTGTTGCATCGGTTCCATCACAAAACGTGTTTACCTACTATGCTAAATCTAAAGTTGGTACAGCTAATCCAACAGTGTTAAGTTCATCTTATACACAGTTAAGAACCGCAGGATTTTATACTGGTGCGTCAGTGGGTTCACCAAGTTTTAACGTGTTTACAAATGGTCAGTCTGGAACAATTACCACTAGTCTTGCTACGGCTGCTGGTAGTAACTTCTTAGGGTTTACCGGTGCTGTCCCCCCGGTTGATGCACCTTTAACCGGTACGGGAGTTACAACTGGTACACAGATTACTGGTGTTGTCGGTACTGGCGGTGTTGCAGCAGCTACTACTCTTACTACAACCAGTCAAGTCGGTGATACATCATATACTGTAGATAGTACTGTTGGTATCATTCCAGGACTAGTTACTGATCGAGGCGATGGTACTGCTGTTCAAGTAACCGGTGTTAACGGTAACGTTGTTTCTCTAAGTGGTGCTCTAACTAGTCCGACTATAGGCACTAGCCAGACCTATGCTAATCTAGGGCAAGCATCAACAACAGGCACAGGTACAGGTGCAACATTTAATATGTCTAGAAGCAATGGTGCTTATACTGCTGAAGCTGGAAATTCAGCGGGAAGCGGTTATGTTGTGGGCGACACTTTAAAAATTCTTGGTACTTCATTAAACGGTACTACACCTGCTAATGATGCAACTATTACTGTTACATCAGCTAGTGCTAAAAATGCAGTTGATACATTTGATCCTGCAACATTAATTGGAGGTGATTCGTATCCTGCAATTACAACAACAAATCTAGCAACTACATCAAGCGACAGCGGTACTGGGTTAACTGTAAATGTTACAATCGACCCAACTGCTGGTGCAATCACTGCGGTAACTGTTAATAACGCAGGCAGTGGTTATACTGTCGGTGCTGTCATTACAATTTCAGGGACTGCTGGTACACCAGCAACTATTAACGTGCTAACCATACAAGCTGGTGGTACAGTATTAGGAGTAACTGTCGCTGGTACGCCACTGACAACTAATCCAATTAGTTTTATAAGTGCGATAATATTAAGTGATGTTACTACAGCGCCTATCCCATCAGGTAGTACTGCAATTGGATATACTAGTATTAGTACTATTGAAGTTACTTTTGCGTCTAATCATGGATTTATTCCAGGCGATACTATTACGGTAGTAATTAGCAGTGCTGGTACAAATGCACAATACGCAGCCGGCGCATATTTTGTCGAGTCAACACCGCTACCAAATACATTAAGATATACAGCACGTGCTCCGGGCAATATTCAGAATACACTGACAGGCAGTGTGTACAGTCGTCCAGATGCATTCTATGTACACAGACCATTAGACGGTGGCGTACAGTTAGGTACAGGCGGTCCTGCACATGGTGCTCAAGCAATACGTATGAGTAAAAAATATCTACGTTATCAATCAGGTAAAGGTATTATGTACAATACTGGTGCCCTATTTGCGCCAAGTTACGATATCCAAAGTATAAGCGCCAATGGCACTGCTATCGGTAGCACAATTACTATGACCAATGATGATACCGATCACGGCTGTCAAGTTGGTGCTGTTATTGCAATCTCAGGTGTTAATACATCAGGCTACAATGGTACCTATACTGTCACTGCTATTATTAATGAACGTGTATTACAGTTCCAAGCTACACAGACACTAGGTTCTGCTACACCTTCATTGGGTGACCCATGCCAAATGAGTGTTAAAAATTGGCACGGTGCTACTATTCGTTCGGGCACATTTGATGATCAAAATGGTATGTTCTGGCAGTATGATGGTATACGCATGGCTCTAGTTAAACGTGCTAGTATTTTCCACCTAGCTGGTACTATCAGTGCTACTCCAGACAGCAATTTAGTTACAGGTGTTAATACTAGATTTACTACACAGCTACAAGTTGGTGATCGTATGGTTATCCGTGGAATGACACATACTGTAACTAGTATTACTAGTGATACTGTTATGACAGTTTCTCCAGACTATCGTGGCACAGTAGCTATTACAGGTGCTAAGGCCACTAAGACTATTGACCTTGTAGTACCTCAAGAAAACTGGAATCAAGATACCTTAAACGGTCAAGGGCCAAGTGGTTACCAATTAGATGTAACAAAAATGCAGATGATCGGTATGCAGTGGACATGGTACGGTGCTGGATTCATTGATTTTATGCTACGCGGATCGGATGGTAATTATTGTTTTGCACACCGCTTCCGTAATTCAAACGTAAACACCGAAGCATATATGCGTACAGGTAATATGCCTGTTCGTTATGAGGTATTAAATGAAGGTACTCGCAGTACATTATCAGCAGCTATCGGAGCAACAGATACTACGATTCCTGTAACTAGTGCATACTATTTCCCACCCAAAGGTGGAACTGTAATGATAGAAAACGAACTTGTTCGTTATACCAGTATTCAAGGTAATAATCTATTAGGTTGTGTTCGTGGTACAACATTAACACAATTTGTATCAGGCTCAACTCGTTCATTTAGCGCAGGTGTTGCTAGTACACACGGCGCTAGCAACGGTGTAGTTCTAGTATCAAATACGATTACTCCGGCAATTAGTCACTGGGGTTCGGCATTCTTGTTAGATGGACAGTTTACAACTGACCGTGGTTACATTTACTCTTATGCTGCAACAGGTGTACAGTGCGGATTGACACAGAACACTGCATTCTTGATGCGTCTAAGTCCATCAGTAAGCAATGCCCAAACAGGTGACCTAGGTGAGCGTGAACTATTAAATCGTGCGCAATTATTGTTGTCTGGTATTTCAATTACATCAGATGCAGTATCAGGTGGTGGTGCAATCGTTGTAACCGGTGTTATGAACCCAATTAACTATCCAACAGATCCTACAAAGATTACTTGGACCGGTATTACTTCTAGTGCGGCTGGTGGACAACCAAGTTTCGTACAGATTGCTAACGGTGGTTCTGTATCATGGTCAGGTGGTGTAAGCCAAACAACTGCAAACGTAAACGGTGCTTACACATCTAGTTTGCCAGCAACTTCATTTAGTCCAAGTGGAGCAAGTCTAACTGCTATCGGATTCAATGCAATTAATCAAACTGTTACTGCGGCCAGCTTTGGTTATAACACAGCCAACGGTTCAGCACTAGGTTTTAATACAGGTAATCCATTTACCGGTGTTAATCAAACACTAGTGGCTCAAGGATTTACCACTATTGATCCGTACGGTGGAACCACATACCTATCAGCTACAAGTCAGACACGTACTGACTTCTTGATCACTAACACCGCCTATGATGCTATTCAAGCTGGTGCTAATCCAATTAAACTTGGTGACACATTGACCAGCAGTAACCTAGGCGCCGGCACATATATTACTACAATTACCAGAGCATATAACTCAGGTCTGTATACACGTATTATTATGAATCAAGTTGCTAGTGTAACTAGTCCAGCAGGTAGTGCTAACTCTGTTAATATTACAACTTCAACAGCCAGCAGATACAATTCAGCTGTCAGTATATATAGAACTGATATCCTGTTAACTAATTCACAGTTTAATTCGTTTGCATTAACTCCAGTAGTTGGTAATACTATTACTGGAACTAATATCCCAGGCGGAACAACTATCGCTGCTATCAATACCAGCTATCTAGGAACTGCATATACACAGATTGTGCTAAGTGCTACCCCAACTGGTACAAGTGCTCCAGGTAATGGTAATAACGTAACTGTTCAAATCCAAACAGCTTACAATACTAGCTATTTCTCAGCAATCAGTTCAAATCGTAATGATTTCTTAATGACTCAGTCTGCATTTGCTGCGTTGACAACACCTATGGCAGTAGGTGATACGCTATTTGCTACTACCTATATCACTGGTGGGCAAACTGTTGCTAGCATTACCCAGAACTATATTACTATTGCTGGTGTAGCCTATGCTCGTATTGTTATGAATGGTGTAGGTACTGCAACTAGTCCAGCTGCTCTAACTAACGGTGCTAATAACGTTACAGTAACCCTTGGCAGTAGTGTAGCTACTACTTATAATGCGGCTGTAAGTTCTAGTCGTAATGATTTCCTAGTTACACAGACTCAATATAGCGGTGTAACCTTAAACATTACTGACGTATTATCAGCTACTACCTATATTACTGGTGGACAAACAGTATCAAGTATTACACAAAACTATACTACAATTAATAATATAAGCTATGCACGTATTGTTATGAGTAGTGTGGGTAATTCTAGTTCAACAGGCGGTGCTACTGTTACTATTGCAACTACTAGTGCTGCTACTGCAATTTATGCTTCTGCACTATCGACTACACGTGCTGACTTCCTAGTGCCAGATTCAATTATGGCAATTTCAGGTATGGCAGCAGGCGATACCTTAAGTGCATCAACGTATATTACTGGTGGACAGTCTATACAGTCATTACAATCAGGTTATTTGACAATTCAAGGAACTAGTTATACTCGTGTTCTTATGAGCGGTAATGCTAATGCTACATCAACATCTGGTAGTGGCAATAACGTAACCGTTACTGTAACAGCAGCTGGTACTGGTGCAAGTTATGTTAACAAAAACTTCTTGTTCTTTGATCAAGCAAGTTGGTTAGCAAGTGGTGCTACTATTGGTACATATCTAGCTGTAACCTATACACAGTTCCCAAGCGGCACAGCAGTTAACGGTGTAAGCACACGTCAGTTCTACCCAACAGCTAGTACAATTACTAGTGCATCAGGTAGCGGCTCCCAGGTAACCTATACCTTAAGCGGAACTAACACTTACCCAGCTGGTATGCAGGTAACTGTGTCAGGTATTACAGGCGGTACTGGTATGAATGGTACGTTTACTGTAGTATCAAGCACAGCAGGTACACTAGTTGTAACCAGCACAGGATCAGGAACTCCAAGTTCATATTCTGGTGCTACTGTAGCAGGTGCTATTGTATATCGTATTACATTTACGCAGTCTGCTAATACAACTATTGCCGCAGGTGCTACTCCAACATTCCAGTTTGGTGCTGCTTATGCACTACCAGGTGAAACTGTATTCTCGTTCGTATCAAACCCAGGTAACACTGATACACTAGATTTGTCAGCACTAAAAGAGTTAACATCTAGTGCGATCGGTGGACGTGGTACATTCCCAAATGGTCCGGACGTGCTAGCTATCAACATCTATAAGGTTAGCGGTAGCAATACTAATGCTAACGTTATTTTACGTTGGGCAGAGGCACAAGCATAATGAACACAACTGGCAAATTTAATTGGCTAGTAGTAGATAGCGGCTTGATCGAACAGCTCAGCGATGATACTGTAGTCAAGCTCTATAAACTAACACTAGTGTACACACCTACAGGGGAAAGCCGAGACTATCTAGTTAAGGCCTTCCATAATCATCCAAACGAAATTGATCGTATTTGGCACTACGAAAAGCAAGCAATAACTGTCTAAGCTACACTGACATATCACTAGCTCAACAATAGGTATATTTTATTTTTGGGCTAGTTTTTTCTAGGTTTGCGGCGCCGCTACGCTAGGTTTTTTAGCCCATTTTTCCTAAATGGCGTTTATTTTCACTTGCTGATAACTATTTCCGGATAATAAATACTAGTGAGGACCTATTTGTGCTCATTAAAACTTATCTTCCTGATTGGCACGACTTTGCTCATATAGCAATAGTGCCCTGGCCCGACTATAGGGACATGCAACAAGACTGGATCTATAATATAGACATAATGGAAGATTGGCTAGATCGCACCTGCGGCAGTAGATACGTTAATTGGGCCTGGGCAACAGCACAAGAACAACAGTATTGGCAAGCCTGTATAGCATTTCGTGAGGCTAAATTCAAGACGCTCTGTTTGTTGACATGGGGACGTTAATAGTGTATAATTAATACACTATGGGAACAATATTTTTTAGAAACCTTGGTATATACCAAACACATTTTAATATCGCACAACTAAAGCCCGTCTGGGACGAAGTTAATAAGATACAAAACGATTGGGAATCAGCAGATCCTAGCCATCTAGAACTAGTTGGTAATATTGCTCGTGAATATAAACTGCATGATTGCTTACCACACCTAGACAAGCTACTACGTCCAGAGCTAGCACAGTTTGATCGAGATACAGGATGGTTAGGTGTTCAGAATCAAACTGAATTCCCTGCACCAATTAAATTAACCAGTGCTTGGGTCAACTTTATGGGCCCAAATGAGTATAATCCTGCACATAATCATCCGGGTGTTTTTAGTTGGATTATTTGGCTTAAGATTCCATTTACTCGCGACAGTGAAGCAGCACTACACCCTTATATTCCTAAAGAACGTGTCTTAGGTGGAACTACTAATTTTAGCTATACTAATATCCTGGGAACTATTCAACACTATACATATCCGTTAGAACAAACGTTTGAGGGTGACTGTGTTATATTTCCAAGTCCGCTATTTCATCAGGTATATCCATTCCAGTCAAGCAATGAATTCCGTATTTCAATTGCCGGCAACTACGCACTAGATAATACTGGTATTAACCCCGAGACCTTATAACAGCTTCTAAAGACTGTACTTGTCCTTCTAGTCGATTAATGCGTCGACTCAATCTAGCAACTTCACTGCGTAGTTCAGCCATTTCGTAATGGCTATCAATTTCTTGCGAACTAGGGGCTGCCGATAAGGGGCTATTATTAGTAGACTGTGTAGTGTTGGAATCTTCAGCTTCTTGGGTATATTGAGTGATCATGCTAGTACTTATCGCGCGAAGCGGCCGCAAAAAATTTTAATCGCGAAGCGTAAGCGGAAAAAATTAGGCTGCTAGATATACTAGCTGCGAAGCAGCGAAGCGGCTAACGCGAACTAGCGTTCCGGTTTGGGCTCCTCTCTTGGCCTCTTTCACTGTCTCGACTAGCTCAGACCGTCACGGGTCCGAAATAAATACATGATGTCAATATATACCGCTAGTCAAGCCTCTCAAACTGTAGCTGGAGTAAGCCTCGCTCAGCAACAGGCTGCCCAAGCCAGTCTAGTTGCCCAGTATCAAGTGGTCTTTGATGCTATAACCACTAGTGCTGCCGCAGGGCAAACACAATTGGCTATACGCTGGACCAAAAGACAATACTCGCAGGCTGCTGCACTGTTTATCGCAAATGGCTACACTATTACCGCATTGCCCGCAGATGGAGTGGCTCTCAGTGATAATGCTGTGCTGTATCCCGTGACTATTTCATGGCCCGCTTATGTTCCGGGACCTGCTATCACAGCACTAACGCCCACAGTGTTTTCAGCTACAGTTGGAGTGCCATTCCGCTGTGAATTCATACCACAGGGCGGTACTACACCCTATACATTCTCTACCAGCGGACTAACTCCCAGTGGCTTGGTCTATTCAGGGCTAACTAACTCTAGTACGCTAGTATTATCTGGTACACCTATAACAGCCGCTATCGAATACAATGTACTGACTATCAGTATAGTAGACTCACTGAATCAAACATTTACACAAACAGTCAGTTGGACTGTGACCAATAGACTAGTAGCAGTAGCAGGCACTGTGCCCACTGGTTCACAGACTGCACTGAGTTATATCATAGGATTAAGCTAATGAAAATTACAGAAATTTTAACAGAAGATTGGAACCGGGTCAATCATCACGATCACACCAACGGCTTATCACAAAAAGCTGTCAACGCTTATCGTCGTGAGCATCCTGGCAGCAAACTTAAAACTGCTGTTACTACCAAACCTTCAAAGTTAAAGAAGGGCTCAAAGGCCGCTAAACGCCGTAAATCTTTTTGTGCTCGTATGAGTGGCAACAAGGGTCCTATGCGTAAACCCAATGGCAAGCCTACTCCCAAAGCACTAGCACTTCGCCGTTGGCACTGTGAGTCTATTGAAGAAATGGCCGCTCTAATTGAGCACGCCGAGCAGGAGATCATGCAGGAGCGACTCATCCAGGAAAAATGGACGCAGAAGTACAAGAAGTCAATCAACTGCTCACACCCCAAAGGATTCAGTCAGCGAGCTCACTGTGCAGGTAAAAAGAAACACAACGAAGATGTTGAAATGGAACATGTGTGTCCGGACTGCGGTATGTGTGCCACCCACGGTGATAATTTGTTAGAAGTACGTCAGCGTCTAGATGCTAAATGCTGGAAGGGCAAGCATAAGGAAGGCACTAAGATCAAAGGTAGCGTCCGTGTTAATAACTGTGTGCCTAATGAAAGTGTAGCTTACCCTGCAGATCAAGTTAAAAAAGTATTCAAAGACAAGGCCGGCAACCCAGTGGGAGAGATTGGTATTGATCCCGAGTCAAGTCCAGGTAATGGCGAGTGGTATGTCCATCACTATGGCACAGGTTATAGTGTAGTTGGATTTGATTCAGCCGCAGAAGCCAAACGCGAATTAATGTATGTTCACAAGCATCCAGAGGCAGTCGAAGGACACGAATCAACATTTGACAAAGGTGTGGCGGAAGGTGTTGACCTTACACCGTATGAAGCAGGCGAAGCAGACGGCTTAGGCGGGGAATACTACGACAATCCATATCCAGAAGGTAGCAAAAGCTACGTAGAATTTCGTCAAGGTTGGAGAGATGGTCGTAAACAAGCCGAAGCCAATCGTGATATAGATGAAGCCACTAAAGTAGATCCTAACGCACCGTTTGATTATGATGTTTGGGCCAAGTCTGGCAAGAAACCTCGCCAACCCGGCAAAGCCGTTAAACAATTAGCACAACAAACTCGTGACGCTCAAAAGAAAAATCAACAAGGTGTGGCGGAAGGTAATCCAGCACAGCAGGCTGCTATTGCTATCGCTAAGAAAAAGAAAGCTCGTAAAACAGAAGGTATCCTACCCGTAGGACCTGTACTAGCTGCCATGCGTATGTTTAATCGTCAACGCGAAGCATACGAGTTGTTCACTAAGAAATTCCCAAGTCAACAAGCTGCTGAACAATGGGCCAGTAAGTACAATGCTGAGCTACACAATATCTCACCTGCAACACCTCCTGCGGCCAAGCCAATAGATCTAAATCCCATGGTTGATCAGATCAAACTAGCTCAAAAAATTACTCCGGAAAACTTTGCAGACGGCCGTCATCCAGAAGACAAAGGTGACTCCAAGCGTCTAGGTGTGCCTACTCATGCTAGTGTAAGTACACTACGTAAGGTAGCACATCAAGGTGGGCGCAAAGGGCAACTGGCACACTGGATGGCCAACATGAAAGCGGGCCGCGCTAAGAAAAGCTAATGCGCCTGCGTGAACTAACTGCCGCTCCTTTGGTAGCTACCAACACTGTGGCTAGGCTATCTGACAGCCCGGTAGTACAACGGATATTTGGACAGTATGGTCCCAACATGATTGAAGCTGCTAGTGATCTAGCACAGGGTCGTTACTCATCTGCTATAGTCAACGCTTTCCAAGCGGTAGCACCCGATTTACCACTTCCTAAATTTGCCCGCGATGGCTTGTCAGCCCTAAGCGATCTACAGCTACTCAGCAACATCATCAAGTTGGGCCCTGCGGCTGTGGCCACATTCTTACTGGTATACTCTCAGGGTGCTGGTGAAGGTGAAGCGGCTGAACTGGCTCGCTATCGAGCACAGCAGGGAGTTAACTATAACTCTGTGGATAGTCGTAGCCCGAAGCGTAGTCCCAGCTGACCTGTCCCGAAACAATATTCTTAACTACGAAATTGTCATCGTTGTAGATCTTAACTGATTCTGCGCCAAAACGTGTGCGTGCAAAGAGATCAGCTAGCTCAAACGTTTCAAATAGTTCATCGTGTATTCTAAGCTGGCCACGATGCCAGCGGTGTGTTCTTACTCTATGTGCCATAGTCGCTCCTAGTATAAGTGTACTTATCTCTCTAGAGCTATTACTTGGTGACGACAGGTAAGAAATGCCTTGTGCCCACGAGATCCAAGAGCCAAATAGGCGTATAGCCACCGTTCATGATGAGTCTTTGATAGTTGACGTCGTTCCACAGGATGATCTTGCCTGCTACTAACTTACTGTAGGTATCGGGCCCTATACATAAGACCTGCCCGGGAGTCATGTCCTGTAGAACAACGGTATAGCGAGTTAGATCGGCGTCGACTAGTTCCTGCTGCCAGGGAGCGTGACAACCGGGGTCTACACGAGTAACCCAGGCCTGTGTGGTCTTGCCCAAGCCCAGATCCAGTATGATACGAGTGAGATCTCTAGTGGCAAAATGCTGCTCGGGATCATAGTGCCGCCACCGTACTGATGCCATGTGGTAGTCAATCTCAGGATCCTGTTCGGTATCCATGGCGATTACTCGTCCCTCTTTGGGTGTTAGCAGTTGGACGAGTGGAGTCCAGTTTTCCATAAAGTTCATGCTAGTACTTAGCTGAACCGGGTCTACAGGCCTAAAAAATTGGTGCGCAAAAAATTTTGGGGAAGTACTTAGAGTTTTTAGGGGGCCGCTTTTACCAGCTGTTCTAATTCTGCTAGCTTGCGTGTAAGTGTTGGAACTAGATCTTGACGTATAGTTTGCAGTAGAAAACCGGACATTCCGGGTTGACTAGCACTTTGCTCGGTATGTCTAATAATGCCTGCTAGTTGATCACGTAACTGATTGACTTGGGCTAGTATTTGAGGATTCTTATTGTTATAGTGTGCTATATCGTATAGATCACCGTGTAGAGCTTTAAGACGTTGTAGTACATCTGGTAAGGAGTTTGGGTTAGTTGCTAGCTGTGAAATTTGCGCCAGATTACCGCGTTGACGTTGAACTAGTTCTAGTAGATGACCTAATGTAGCAGGTGCTGCTTGTCGTGCAATACTGCTTGCACCCTTGGCTAGATCACTAGCAATACCTTCATTGGTACGAATTATATCGATGTAGTCACGTAGTGTTTTCATAGTAAATTATTTACCATTAGATTTTAAATGTGTGATAATGTTGCTGATAAGCCTATTAGGGTTTGCAGAGTTACTGTTAATACGTTCTATATCATCTAGAGCTATCAAGTATAGCTCACAACGCTGTTCCAGAGTATAGTAACGATCACGAAGCGAAGCAGCTTGGAATATGCTGATAAGTGCTGTTAAGAGTCTAGATAACCATAGGTGTGTGTTCATCAAGTATATAGCCTTAAGTGCTGAGATTAGAAACAGCCTATTTCCAGCTGTAATCTGTGTGTAATCTGTAAATACTAGTACACAGAACAAGCTCTGTGTATTGGAGGTTATATGTATATCCTAGAGTATTTAGATCACAAACCCCAAACTAAACTCATGCACTCGGAGAATCCTCCTAACTAGAAGGATTTGACAACTGGTGCAGTACTATACGGGACATGCCCGCAGACTCTAAGCCCTATTCGTAGGGCTTTTTCTTTTGTTTGTTAACCATGCGATCAAAAGCGCGGCGTTCTGCGCGATTCAAAGATTGATACATGTCTAGACTAGGTTTGGCCTGTTCTAGATCCTGGCTTAGACTATCTCTTCCCCGTTGTTGAACCTGCTGAGCTAGCTGTTGATCTATGGCCTGTTGTCGTTGGACTCGTTGAGCATTAGGTTGCCATGGCGTAACTGGTCTACGGAATAGGGGTGGTTTTGGCTGTTGACCAGCTCCCAGCACTGTTTCTAAACGTAGAGTATGCTGATCAAGTCTTTTAAAATACAAGCTGACACGAGTATTAGTATCCTGGAAAAATGCTCCTCGTCCTATGGGAATAGTGTCAAGAGTGCCGGGAGTGTTACAAGCCGAGTTCATGATGGCAACAAACTCATGTTGAGGAACGGATCGCTGGGGATCTACACGGCTGGCCAGTGCATGCGTGTCCAATTGAACTTGCCATGGTCCTACAGTAATAGTAGTCATTACACTGTGGTGTGCTAGCGGTTTTTTTTGAACGATTTCTGAAATTTTCATATCAAGTATTTATAGGGCCAAATGGGTCCTGCAGCCTAAAAAACCTGTCGCGTAAAAAATTATAAACAAGTACTTACAGATTCAGCCTGGTGATTTTGCACCTATAGCCACCAAAATTTGCATGCCATAATCAAAAAAATAGTTATTAATATAATTTGCATGCCGACCACCATGATAAAAGAATCAAAAAGAATGTATGCCCCGACCGCCCAAAGTCAATGCCAAAAAAGACTCGACCTAGTGGGAGCGAATCACTGTATGGTCGAGTCCGAACTACTCAGAGGCCTAGCGGGAGCGATTCGCGTGGGCCACTGTACTACTACAGCTCTAGGGCTGCTTACTGCACTGCTATGCGTTGCGCATGCAGGTTACTTCTGCTACAGCCTGCCACTTAGTGGGCATGCTAGCACGTATGTCTGCTACCTTGAGTACCATACGTAAGCTCAGCTCACGCATGCGACCAGCGTTGGCATTAATAAAGTCTACTACTTCTACCTTGGCTTCTTCTGACAAGTCATATGAGTCCAGCATGCCCGCATCGCGTACTACCTGACGTATACGAAGCAGCTTCTCACGCTCTGTGTCAATAGTTAGATCCAAGTAGTGGCAGCGTGACTCTAGTGCTTCCAAGTGATCTTTGAGCTTCTTAGACCTTACGTGATCGAACTTGATGTTGGTAATAAAGATAGCGCCACCTTTGAACTCAAATGAGTTGGGCACACCCTGATCTTTGAGCAGTCTAGAGTCCGTGTTCCAATGGATCATACGCTTCTTGCCCGAGTCCAGAGCAGCCTTTAGGATGTTCAAGCTCAGGTCATCAAGTAGTACTGAGTCACAGTCATCAAACACTAGTATTGACTTCTTGTCTGAGAACTCGTAGAGCTTAGAGTACAAGCCTAGTGCTGACATCGCGCCCTTGACCACTTCATACTTCTTTAACTTGCCGTCCTGGGCGATATTGGCCATAACATCATGCTTGCTCAAGACCTTCTCTACACCAAACGATTTGCCCACACCTGGGGGCCCTGTTACGATCATAGAGCGTACATCGCCCTTCTTGACAGCACGTGTCATGTCTTCTAGGATCTCAAAGCGATCCGCTAGACGCTTCATGATCTCTTCGTCGGACTCTGTAAGTACTTTGACGGGCGCTTCTTGTGCTAGGCTTTTGGCGTCTGCCTGTGCCGCTAACAGCATTGCTGAGGTAACTACTCGTGTCATCGTCGCTCCTGATTTAATTAATAGTGTTAGTAGTATAGCAGGGGTTGCCCCCTGCGTCAACTAGCGTTAGTCCATTCTTGAACAACCGTAGGCTTTGAAACCTAAGGCTGTTAGATAAGTGGCAAATGCATCTGCGCCTGCTTCTTTTACACTAATGCTCTGTGTAGGCAGTTTGGCTGGATCCCAGTAGGTCAAGCACTTGGGCTTGTAGTCCTTGCGGAAACCTGCACGGATCAACTCTTTGGCTTCTTTTGAGTTGGTGCGACTAACATAGACTTCTGTCCAACCAAAGCCACATGCGTCACGCTCGCCTACCTGTTGATACTTGGCTTCTGCGGCCTGTTGCGCAATGATCAAACCTGCTTGGATCTGTTCTGCTGTTACCATAAGTTCGCTCCTTAAGTTTCGCTGTTAAAACACTATTATAGTCTCAAACGGCTTAGTTGTCAACCGAAGATCATGTGGCATTTCTGCCACACGGCCTACTCCATGCTAGCGACGCCGTCGTCTTGCATGCCTTGTTCTGTAAACGACACGTCATAGCCTAGTAGCTCACTAATGGCTTCTTCAAAGCCCGTGTCTGTGTACATACGCCACGTGTCTTCTACTTCTGTACCCTCTACGCCGTCTACGTCGTAGTATACGTTAACGCTCTTGTAGTCGTCGTATTCGTGTACCACAACGTCTGTAACTGTAACTTCTGTAAGTGTACAGTCCCAAATACTGTCGCCTGCTAGTTTTACTAGCTCGTTGCAGGTATAGTGTGTAGTAGTACTGTCATCATCTCTAGTAACGTCTTTTACTGTTAACATTGTCGCTCCTTCTAACTAAAAATACAGTATAGCACCGTCTAGCCAAAATGTCAACCTAAAAAATAACCCTAGTGCGAGTAGGGTTATTCTGGTGGGCCCTCGGGGACTTGAACCCCGGACCAAAGGATTATGAGTCCTCTGCTCTAACCAACTGAGCTAAAGGCCCTGATCCTTAGTCTACTGCGTAGGGCATCTCATCATCATCTATGAGCTGTTGAATCTCGTCTTCACGCATGGCATACTCACCTTCTAGGTCATCTGGTTTCATATGATTATAGGGCACTACGCCATTGCCTTGTATTAGATCGCAGAGAAACTGATAGTCACCTTCATCTGCGGCTCTGAGCACAGTTCGAACATCTTGCGCCGTTAGGCGCTCGATGATCTGTTCACGTGTTAACTTGATAGTCATATTAGAAAGGAGCATCTTCTAAAGCCTTATCAGCGGCCTTGGTAGATTTAACTGCTTTCTTAGCAGGTGCCTTGGGAGCCTTCTCGTCCAAATACTCTGCAATCGCTGACTGAGCAGCCGCATCTTGGAACTCTGGGAGCAGGGCGATAGCCTTGATGCCTTCAACCTTAGTAAGGGCTGTTGGAACTTCTGCTAAACGCACATCTTCGTGACCATGTTTAGCCAAGACCTTGATACGCATGATATCTGTCGCAAAACGAACCTTGTATTCGCCGTTAAGTTTAGATACGCCAAAAACTGTGAATAATTTACTTGTTGCCATGTTATTAATGCCTCTCTGTGTGTTAAATGAATACTTCTACTACTATTAATAATTATACAGCCAAACTGCTCAAATGTCAACCAATTTAAACAGTTTTAGTTCTCGTTTGGCTAACCAAAACTGTGCCATCTTTGAACTCTCTCTGCAGATAATAGTCCATCATCTGTCGTTGGATCATAGAGATCAAATCAAACTGCGATCCTTCTGGGCAGATAAAACGATACGGACTATGCCCCCAACCATTCTTTTGGGTGAACCCATAGTAGAGTGCTCTATGCTCTTTGTTGTGAGCATCAAACTGCACTAGGGGACGATTAAAGAACTCTAACTTGCTCATAGGCTTCTCCACTGGCGCAGTACCGCCTCTAAGGCCGCAAAGTCATAGTCTTTCTTTGCAGGGCGAACCCGAGCATCTGCTCGAGCCGTGTGTTCTAGATTCTTTTGTTTATTAGTTTTCATTACCTACCTTATGTGGCTCTAGGCCTAACTTCTCTACACCATCTTCATACCACTCTTGCACTTCGTCTTCTTCAGCGTTGTCTTCTTCCCACTCAGCGATACCCTCTGAGATACAGAACATTTCATCTAACTCTGAAGGTAGTGTGTCTGCTACTTCTGTAGAGCTCATACCACCTACTTCATAGTAGTCATCACCCGACTCATCGTAGATACCACAGTAGGCCATACCTGACTCATAGTAGTAGCCACGCACTGCGAAGCCCTGCTCAATCAATGCTTCATAGACGCCCAAGGGTGGGCTCCATGCTGAGTCAAAGCCTGTGGTGATCTTGTTGTTCTTGTCCCACTCAGAGTCAAACTCTACAGGGTTGTAAGCTTCAACATCCCACTTGGTGCCCCAGCGAGCAACACAGAAATCATACCAGTTGCCGTAGCCATGCACTTGGATATTACGCTCTGTGTCTTCTTCTAGTTTCTTCTGCTCTGCTTCATCACTGACGCACCCTGCTACAATGTGTAGGCTTTCGGGCACTGGGATAACATGATTACAGAACTCGCCCTTGTTGATGGCCTCTACCAAGGCCTCCATTTTAGATCTATCTTTGTGACTGATCTCTACAGTATTGTTGCACCAATTAGGCATATTCGCTCCCTAGGTTAATTACTTGTGTTGTTTGATATTCATAGCTCTTAGTTTGGGGTCTAACTGGACCCAAAGACAAGGCAAAGATGTCCTCTGCCTCATCTTGATCTTCTGCCTCTACCACACCTTCGTAGTAGACTTCTTCATAGGCTGTGACTTTGAACTTAGGCATTAGGCAATCTCGTCACTGAATTCATAAAAGGTCACAGCAGGGTCTACCTTCAGCAACTGACGAGCCGCTGTGATTAACGCATTGTAACGACGCTGGACTTCAGTTCTGCTGAGCTCACCGTCACAGGTCAAATGCTCAGGACTCAGTGCTGAATCGATACGATCAGCAATCTTCTGACGATCTGCGGCAATGCTTAGGCTCAAAGGTGGCTTGCCAAATACCTTCATGTAAGCGTTTTCTTTATCTACAAAGTTCTGCAATGCTGATGCCATTTTTCGCTCCTTCTATCTAACTAAAACATTAGTATAACATCAAAACTTGATTTTGTCAATAACCCTAAGGGCATCAGGGTATTCTAGCATTTGCCCCAATTGAGCTTCAATAAACAGGGCCTTTGATTCTTCCCTCAATTCCTCTGCCTTTCGCATCATAAGCTCGTGGGCATAGTCACGATCATCTGCTGTAGAGTTTGCATACCACTCTTTCAGCTGTGCTTCTGTGCTGTAGAGCAAGAAGTCTAGGTTGCCCTTATCATGCTCGTTCATATTAGGCTCCAAAATAGTAGTGCTCGGGCTCTACTTCTGCTAGGGGTTGCAACATGACAGCAGGGTAAGCGATGTGCCCATCATACTCCAACTGTGACTTCTCAAATGGAGTCATGAAGCTGTCCTCTACGATACCGTAGCCTACGATATACTGACGGCTACCAATGTCGTCCCACTCGATCTGCTCACGGAGCACGAAGATCAACTCTTCGATGTGCTCTGCGCTAGGCTCTACTGAACCCAACTGATAGAAGAAGTCCTCACCACCTTTGAACTTCCAATACTGTGGGCACTCGCCTGTACCGTCCCAATCGTGGGCACCGTAGTTTTCCATGTATTGCGTAACGATATGTAATTTCATTTGGTTCGCTCCTAATTAGTTACTATAAAAACATTATAGCACTCTCTAGCCAAAATGTCAACCATTTGAGTGTTGTATTTTTACAACGAATTTGGTGTGGGCTCTCTCGTTGGCCCACCCACGTTACTACGCCTAGGAGCGAACTAGTTTACTAGGTGTGGGTCTTCAATTAGACTCCACGAATCTGTTTCTTCTTCAACGCCATTGGTCTTCATCCAATCGTAGACCATCTCTACAGGGATGTCCAGGGTCTTAGCGATATTCTTTTCGGTAAGCCCTTCAATGAAGAGCTGCTCAATATCATAATCCAATTCTGCCATCTTACTCATCTGCATACTCCTCGTCTGCTTCTAGGTTATAGTCATTAACTTCGTCAGTCACTACTTCTACGCTGGTAACACGCAGGCCACCGTATAGATCCTGCCCGCCTAGGATGCTACCGTAGTCTAGGAGCTCACACTCCATGATTTGGGCTAGGGCATCACCCCTGCCTGCGAACTCCTCATCGTGATGGATCTCTGCTCGGACTGTGCTGTAGATAACAGTTTTATATTTCATTGCTGTTCCTTGTCTGCACAAAACTCTTCTGCTTTAGCTAGGATGCCATCAAAGATAACTTCGTTAGTGTCGCTCATAGTAAGGCCAAACATATTGCAACCTTTGTTGACAACCTTAACCCGGAATGTCGGGCCATTAGCATAGATGTGATACTCGTAGTCCTGTCCACAGTCCTTAGTATCAGTAGGGTACAGATAAAACTGCCCTGCTTCGTTGCCTTTGAAATTGCTGACCAGCTGTGCCGCCAAACAGCCCATGCCGTTAGCTGTACGAGTCTTAGACTCGCCACCTAGGCCGTTAACCAGTTTAAACTGCTTGAGGAATTCAACGAGCTCTTGCCCGTGTCCTTCTGGATAGCCGTCATACTGGCGATAGAGATTAATGATCGGACGATGTACTGCGCGACCGTTCTTGGCCTTGTATGTATCGTATACAAACGTTAAGCTTCTTGTACCCATTAGTTTCGCTCCTAATTTGTTACTGTTAAAAATATATTATAGCACCTTTTGAGCACTATGTCAACCAATTTGTTGATGGGTGGTTTTGGGAAGTGGCACCATCATTCACTCGCAGGTTTTGTAGGGTCTTTATAAAGCGAGCACTCTAGGAGTGACCCTACGGGAACGCACTTGTCCCCTTCCGCTATTACCGGTTACAGCATTAGAGCTGGGTTATTACGAACTGCCTTCCTAAACTCCCAACGAGCTTGGACATTAGTCCTATAGTCTGTTGTGAACTTAGGGAAGTGATCGATTGCCCATGCTGTGAATCTAATGAATCTGAGTGTAGGACTAAAGTAAGGTTTCATTCTGCTTGCTCCTTAAAGACAAAGCCACAATTGGCACACTCTTGATCTGCTACTACATCAGTAGGGATATCTTCACCACAGTCTGGGCAGACGCCGTCGTAGGCTTGCCATACTCCGTTATCTTCAGCATCAGCAGACTCAGCGTCTCTACGTGCTTCAGCTTCTAGTCCGTCTAGGAACTCATCCATAGGGCCCGCGGCCCAACCTGGAATGTCTGTGATCACTTGTTCTTCGCCTGTGTCCCAAACTACACAGAGGCTCCATGCTTTGATTGAACGAGGCATTATGCATCCTCGCTTTCGCATTCACCATCGAACTCCATCAACTGCTCAATAGCGTCTGCAACACGATCGCTCTCTGAGGAGTAGAAAGTAAAGTCGCCTAGCGTAGTACGACCCTCACCCTCTTTGATGTATTCGAAGCCACCGTAGTAGTCTAAGCGTGAGCCTGTGTACGACACGATAGTGTCTTCATCAACCCACAACATACCACAACGCTCGTCAAGCCCCAGTCGGCTCGCTGGCTCCTTGCGCATGCCTTGTACATGACGGTGTACCATTTCGGTTACTTCGTCTAACAAGTCTGCTGATGAATTAAAGTCTTTCATAAGTTTCGCTCCTTATTAATTACTAAAACAATAGTATAGCACCAAACTGCTCAAATGTCAACCACTTTATGCATAAAAATCTTCGTGGAATCCGAGGCTTTCATATACTACCTCTCGGACGGCGGTATCATTGGCTTCCCCTGCGACACGCGGATGGGCTCGGGCAAGCAGGGCGAGATGTCGTTGAGTCTTAGGCCAGTCCCACCCCTGCACCCGTGCTTCTTTAACTACACGGTCGACAAGGGCATTGCCCCTGTCCGAATACATCATATAGTCGTTCATTGTGCAAATACCTCACGCTTGAGGATAGCTTCGACCTCACTGTTGGCCCAGTTGAGCGCCAGCATAGCACCGATCCAAGCTAGACGCTTTTCGTTGGCATTTGATGTACAGCCTTCAATCATGTCGTAGAGCTCTTGCTCGGAACCAGGTGTAGCCCAGAGGCCTGAACGTGGAATTGGATTATTAACGATATCGTACATAAGTTCGCTCCTTATCTAACTAAAATACAAGTATAACACCAAATGGGCTAGATGTCAACCGAGCCAACAATCCCTGGCTAGCTCTGTGGTTATTTCTTCTCCGCCTATGTAGGCACCCTCAAAGCCACAGTCACTCTGCAGGACCAGGGCTACACCTGAATAGGTCCGCTTGACGTCGACAATGCGACCGCCCTGCTCGATATCACTTTTGAAGCTGACATAGTCACCAATGCCAACGATCTGGCCTTCTACGATAGCAGTCTTTATTTTGATCATACAGACTCCTTGGGCGCGAACATCTCACGGCCTGCACGCATGAACATCTGGTAGGCCACACGTTCTGGTTTGTCTAGATCATCGTAGCAGATCTGCATCTCTTCAAGGCCGGCCAGTACATCACCGCCAGTGTTATCGATTGCATATTGGGTGACGATTTGGCAAGCCTCGCCTAGCTCCATGTATAACGGTGTACCCATAAGTTTCGCTCCTTATTAAGTTAAACAATTTAAACTACATACGTAGTATAGTACCAAACGGGCTAGATGTCAACCCCAGGCCTTCAATAACCCTATAAGGCATACTAGTATTCCCGCGGCATTAACTATAGTCTGTGGCTTATTTGCCACACGGATGCACCATGCCAAGTACAAAGTACTACCTACCAAGCCTGCTACAATGTTCCACGGATAGGCCCCGGGAAAGAAGCTCATAAGGCAGTACATGGTAACGAAGCAGACGGTACCCGCCCACTGTAAAATATGATTAATCAAAACCGACCTCGCCTTTTCACTATAACATTAGTATAACATCAAATCAACCAAAAGTCAACCCCTAGAAGTCAGCTATGGGCTGCTCGTCTGTATCCAAGTCCACGAACACCTTGGTATAGGCGTCTTCTCCGAACTTGGGATCCCAGTAGAGGATCTCATAACAGAACTGACGACCGTTGGTAATGCCCAGGAACTTGTTTTCCTTAATGACGTCTGAGTGCCCGTTCTTAGCCAGGGCCCGCATCAGAGCCTCACTGGTAAGGCCCATCAGCTTTTCAATCTTGTAGTAGGTGATCATGCGTACTCCTTTTGGCTCATATAATTAATGCCAGCGATGACTCGCTGATAGACTTCAGCCTTGCTCTTGTAGTAGGCATAGTCACGATCGCCGGGCCCAAAGTTCAACCACATATTGCTACGGGCATTATCTAGTATATCTTTCTCCAGGCTATAGGTCGTGTAATGTCCTTTGAATCCGTTGATGCTGTAGTGGGCTATGAACCCTGATGCTAGATATAGGAAATTGTAGCCCGTCTTGTTCAGTGCTTCGATATCCTTAACGGCCTTGAGTACATTCGAAACGATTAGATCCTGCTGGCGCTGGGTTAATGGTTCTATCATACAACCTCCTTGATACGAATAACGAAGCCTGACGAGTCCTTCTTAGCACGGCCTTTGGCCTTCAAGCCAATCAAGCCTACCTTAGGGTCTAGGAAGCGCAGATCAGTTTCATCCGCAGAGTGCATACCTTTGGGGATTTCATCGTATACTGCCGCAACATTCATACCGGCTGCAAGAGCTAAGAGTACATCGCTTTCGTTAGATTCAGCACGGCTAAAGGTAAGATGATAGTTTGGGATATCTTTTACTTTGCGCCCTAGTACTTTGGTATAGTCATAGAACTGTACACGAGGGAATAGCTCAAAGATGTTGCGAGTGCAGAACACTGGAACTTCATACTTTTCCCACGACAGGTCACTAGTACCATTCAAGCGGATCACGGGTATTAATCCTTGCTTTTCAGCAAAACGGACGGCCTTTTGTATGTCATAGGCTAGATCAAGCATGAACGCCGCACGATCCTGAAAAAAGTACTGGGTCTTGCGTATACGAGCCTTTTGAATAGCATTGGTAGTCTCACCCTTACGGAACATACCGCCACGACCCGCTGTATTGAGACATGATTGGGTACACCCAGCTGTTCGCTTGGGGCATACTTCCTTGCCACTCAAGTCCGCAGGTGCCAGGTGAAGTATGAATGTAAGATAGCCCAGCTTGGTACCCTTCTGGATCTTGGGGTTAGCTGTTGATAATAGTTTAAACACGGTTCGCTCCTTGTTTATTAATGTAAGTAAGTATTATACTGCCAAAAAGGGGGCTTGTCAACCCCTAGTTTTAATCCCAGTCTTTCTTACCGCCATGCTGTTCGTTATAACGATAGCCAGCGAGATACTCGTCAACCTGCTCAGGGGTCATGTCCCTAGCGCCGATCTCTACACTCATATAGCTACCACCTAAGAACATATGCGGGCTACAAGGACGGGAGTACCACGAGTCCGCAGAGCCACGATCAAATGGCCCACCGTGACGTGTGTCGTAGACCTTACCTTCAAACTCTGTACGGCAAAATTGGTCTTCTAATAGCATAGTTCGCTCCTTCTTAATTAACTAGCCTATAGTATACTGCCAAACGGACCAGATGTCAAGTGTCTAAAAACAACACTGGTCTCTATAGGGTTATTGACAAACGAGCCAAATGGTGTTATACTATTAAAACAGTAAGGGGAGCGAAGAAACCCCCAGAGCAGGCCAATAGCGTCGAAGGACTAGAATTCCGGGGTGGACGTGGAGAGTGCCTGAAGGATTCTCGGTTAGTAAACACTTACCAACTTGAGTGTAAGTCAGTGCTCGCTAACTCTTTTGGTCTGTATTTTGAGCAACACTCCCGGACTAGCCCAAACTAGACCGATTCTTACCTATAGCCCTTTGGCTGTGATAAAGGTAATTCCATAAATCTAGCAGCTTCCGATTGATCGTCACAGACTTCAAACTCACATATGCTTAGATCCTCCGAGTACTTGAAGACATGTATATTGCGACTCTGCATCGAGATACTTACATAGACATTAGTGTCAGTATTAGCTATACGGACATGTGCTATAGGAACTATATAGTTAGGTTGCATAGTGAGCACTCCCTTATACTAGTACTTAGCGGTTCCTGCTCCTTTAGGTAGTTAGACGGATTAAAACCGTGGGCTAGTGTGAATACAGTGAACTAGTGTGAACTAGTGTGATAAACCATGATCTAGATTAGGAAAAGTGTGAAAACTCAGGAGAAAAGAGCCCAAACTGTGTGGAATTGTGTGACAAAGTGTGACAAGAATGGGCTAGTGACTCATTATCCTGGTTGGGTCTAGGGTCTACTAGGATATCTAGAATTCTGAACCGTCTGGCAGAGAGGCATAGCTAAAATACATACCCCTAACAGCGGGGCCTACGCTAGCTATCCCCTATACATGTATGCGCCTACAGCGGGGCCTATACTAGTATATACTGACCGATCAATCTAGCCAAATCGCTTGCACAGCCCTAGCATCCGTAGTATAGTTGTCCTATGCGCTTGTTTTCAACCCTTGAACTATCCGTCTTCATAGCTCTAGTCATTGTGATATGCACCGTGGCAGTTGTCTTAATTGATCGATACTCAAGTAAGAAATAAGCATTACGAAGTAACCCAGCTGTAGCCTTACTACAGCGGGGCCTAAGTGTAGAGTAATTATATACTAATTGTGGAGTAATAAACTGTTCCGGCTCAGCGCAGGCGGCGCGAAGCAAAGCCGATAGCGATCATTATTGAGATACTATAAAGATATCATGCACACACTCTATCTCTTACTAACTAAAACGTGCTCACTGTCTGCACACTTACTCATGGTTAGCTATCTTATAGGCAGTGTAGTCATAGTCAATTGGCTAGTCCGACGCCATGGATAACAAGGATTGGTTTTGGCTCATAGTCACATGGCTAGCTATGATATATCTAGCTGTCTGTGTCCTAGAGTGGGTTTTAGTCTAGGCTAGTACTAGTATGACTGCTAGTCTGCAGATAAACACTAGTAAACCCATGATTCGATCCATAGATATACTAGTATTAATACGATTTCTACTACTATGACTTCCAGTAGAATCGCTAGTAAACTTCTGTGTTTAACTGAGTTGTTCACGAGTAATAATTGAGTTTTGGCTTATAACAAAAGTGTCAGCGCCCAACTGCTCAAACTTAACACGTGCTTGCCAATCCAGTGCTCGCATGTAGTCACGATCACCTAGAGAGTAGGCAAATGCTCGCGCCCACTGTTCTGCTTCCTGTTGGCTTGTGAAACTACCAGTCGAGTTACCTTCTAGATTAAATTGACGAATCTCTTGATTAAGTGAGGGTGAATAAGCCCATACTGTCCAAGCTTCTATAAGTTGTGAGTTAGTGTTCATAAGTGTTCAAGTCCTAGTGTTATCATGTATTTATAGTGAGATTCAGTTAATGCCTGGGAGCTGCCGGGGCATGCCTGCACAGGTAGCGAACCAGCGTGATTTATATGATAGTCTAGTTAAACTTGTGTTCTACTAGGGTAAAGGGCCCGACACTAAATGAGTGTGCGTCACCTAGTGCGCTAAAACAGGCTCGAGTGGTAGGAACTCCCTGCTGGCACACTTCTGGTATGTGACCGCAGGCTTCGAGTGTGAGTGCGAGAACTATTATAAAGGCTGGCTTCATGTGAGTATTTAGTAATGGTTAATACTGAGTCGCTCGGATTCCTACCGCTGCCGTTTCACGGCTATAAAATTTTGCGTTCCGCTTCGCGGGTAGGAACCTACCGCGCCGCCACCTTTCAGGCTCTTTTGGCTAATTCCTGCTCTTGACACGCTTTCTAAATTCATGTATAATTGTAGATATATTAGGCAACCTTGAAAGGCCATTATGAGTCAAGCATACAGAGAAATCACAGAGTGGGTAGATGCACCCGACACTATTAATCACACTTATCTGCTAGAGGGCGATCGTATGATTGCCTATATCCGTAGCCAAACTATCGTACCCTTTTACTTTAAAAAGCCCATCACTATATCACGTTCAGGACGCAAGTTTGAACTGGTAGAGCCCAATCCATTTGAGCACGTACCAAGTGTTGTTATTGAGCAACAAAGTGAAGTTCGTGAAATTGAGGGTAGTCGGGGCAATAAGTATTACCTCAATGTAGATGATCGAACCTGTACCTGCCCAGGATACACCTATCGTGGCTCGTGCAAACATGTAAAAGAATTGGAGATCCTATGAGTGAAACTGTACTATGTCGAGATTGTAAACACGCCAAATGGAACCCATTTAGGCTCTACACATGGACCTGTGGGCAGGCCTTGGTGCCAGCCAGAATCAAAATAGATCCAGTTACGGGTCCCACTAGAGAAAAGGCCTACTATAAAGCCTGTACCATTGCTCGCATGAGTGATGAAGCCTGTGGCAAAGAAGGGCGTCTGTGGGCTCCCAAGCACAAAAAGGACCTGTTCAAATTGATCAAGCATGTGGGTTCACTATGAAAAAGATACTAGAACAGATCAAGCGAGCACAGGCCAGCTTGGCTCGTAGGAAAAAGTTTGAAAAAATGAAACAACAGCTGGCTACTCCCGTAGTCAGGAGACCAGCCGCAAAGAGCGTAGCCAAAAGATGAAACCTGAATATCTATACACTATCAAATGGACCCAGCCCTACACAGGGGGTAATCAGTATCTACAGAATCTGTGGAACCTCTATGAAGTCATGCTGGAAAAGCGTATCAGTGAACCGGGTGGTTGCGATCAAGCTGCCAAAGAGATCGAAAGGATCATGAAGCT